AAAGCAGAAGGAGATTCGGCTGCAATATCACGTAGACGATCCATTGACATACCTAGTTCCTGTGCCTTATTTCGGACTGTTGCTTCCGCTTCAGTACCGAAAGAACTAACTAACTCTTGATCTACTTGTGCTAGGTTCTGTTTAATTACAGAGTCCTGTTCACGTTTGACCAGTGTCTTTTCAACAAGGCTTTCAAGATCGTTCTCACTAAGACTTGCAGTGGTGTTCTGTGTCTCTGTGCTGCCAATATTATTAGGCGTTGCAGTATCTACTGTGGCAGAGTCAGTAGCCTTGTTCTGAAACTGGTCGAGAGTCTCGGCTTGATAGTCTCGCTTCTTTATATCCTCTCGCATACTAGCTAACTGCTCTTCAAGAGTTTTGATGTAGCCATCTGCTTCGAGTTTACCTTTAGCGAGGACTTCAGGGTCTTTCCAGTTCTCTCCCTTTGCCTCTACGAGTTTCTGCAAAAAAGATTCCTGTGGTGCGGTTTCAGTTTGCGTCTGCTCTGTTACCTGCTCAGTCTGTGCGGTTGCAGCACTGTCAGAAAATACCATAAGTTATTCCTTATCTAGATTGATGATGTCAAGCACTTGGTTAAGCGCACGATTATAGCCGATACGATCAGCTTCTTTGTAGGCCCATGACGGACTATCGTAGTCGGCTGTCGATGGGGTTTCCTTGAGTAACGACTCAAGAATTACTTCAAGACGTAAGAGTGAATCTTGGTTAGACAGGATATTCTGGCGAACCTTATCCTTATCTTCTTGCGTCTTGCATTGTTTGAACCAGTGTGATTTCATTTATTTCTTTTTGATTGGTGGCTTTTTCTTGGTTGACTTTTTCATTCCGTAACCCATGTTAGCCTCCACATCCACACTGACATTTAACTTGGTTCTTGATTGTAACTGATGTCTTAGTTGTTACTGGTGGCTTCTTCTTAGCACCTGTACCATAAGGCATCTTTGTTCCGTTTTGATATGGCATATTATAATCCTAACTCTTCTGCTACCATCTGTTCTTCTTCGAACTGAACTTGTGCTTCAGTCGCTACACGCTGAGTTTCCATCTGTTCTGTTACAGTGATGTTCTCTGCGAATAGTGCGGGTTCGCCTAGTTCATCTGCTAGAAGACGAGCGAACTCTTTACCTGACAAGTGTGCCGCCATAGTTGGGTCTGACAACTTCAACTGATATAGTTGTGTCAAGTTCTGGATTCGGTTAGCACGTTCTGCGTAGTGACGAGCACCCATAGGAACGATCTTACCGTTAGCCATGATGTCTTCCTTGGTGATCTGTTCAAAGAAGAATAGACCTGTGTCGTCGTTTAGTACACGGATAGTATCAGCGTAGTCCATGTTACGACGTGCAGCTTCAAGCATAGCGTTAAGGATAGGCTCTAGGAACACACGCTCAAAGTGGGCTGTCTTGTGTTGGAAGATACGACCAGCAGCTGTCATCAACTGCTGTACTTCAAAGGCTGTCTTCTCACCTGCACTACGGATACCCATAGCTTCACGTGGAGCACCTGCCAGCATTTCCATTTTGTTTTCTAGGTTCTGAATCTGGAAGTCTGCGTTCAATGCTGTAGTATCAGGGGCTAGATAACCTACGTCACCCTCTTCGCCCATGTAGATACGTGCAGCAGGTTCGAAGTCGAAGTCCTCAACGTCACCACGAATCTTGATGATCGGGTATGCAATCTGATCGAAGACATCAGCCTTTAGGTTTTCTAGATGGTCAATGCGGTACTGCATACCGACAAGGTTGTCTAGTGGACCCATAGCGTATAGGTTGTCAGGACGCTCACGCCAACCAGCGTGGAAGATAGAAGCCTTACCTAACCAGCTTGGGTTCTGTTCGTTTAGTAGAACGTATGAACGATCAACTACTGTGATGATACGGTTCTTGTGGAACTTGTTAGACTCTGAGTCGTAGATGTCACCGTAGAAGGTTAGTAGTTCTACGTAGTTCGACTCGTAGTATTCTGTAAGTGTAGCGAAACCATCTGCTGTGTAAGCCTGTGATTTATCTACGTCTACCTCTTGACCTGACATAGCTGAACGGTTAGCCAGCATTTTGTCAAGTACTTCCTGCATGTACTTGTTATCTGAAGTCTCTTCAACCTTACGAGCGATTTCCCCAAGTGTCAGAATAGAACGGACAATTTTAGGACTATCTCCGAAGTTAGGGGCCATTGGGTTAAAGCAGATGTCAAAGGGACTGATACGGACAAGTTTAGGTCCAATATAGTTGACAATACGTTCTCCGTCGTCGTACTCAGTGTAATCTCTGGAGAAGTCAACTGTGGCAAAACAGTTACCGTACTGGATGTAGTCATTGATCAGTTTACTCACTGTGTTTTCAAAGTCAGACTGACGTACTTTATTTTCCATGTACGCTTGGATAACATTACGCTTGCTCTTAACATTAGCGTCAGGATCATGCGCTTCGAACTTGAACCACTTCTGCTGGGGGAATAAAGCTGAGAAGTAGTTTGCGTGTAGGTTATCTGCAATCTGTGTTAGCTTGGGTGTAGTTGTACTATTGGTCCAAGGTAGTTTACTGTTTGAAGTTGTGCGAGTATCCGTTGCGTAAATGTAATTACGGAGTTCTTTCCACTCTTCAATTTTATTTTGACGTGCATTATTCCACGTTGTCCAACGATCAGCAATGTCCGACGCTAAAGCGTGAGGCTCAATTAGCTGATCAATGTCAATAGTTGTTCCAGCCATTAGAAGGAAACTCCACCGAATCTTGAGTTAAATTGCACTACATTATCTTTTTGACGACGGACTGAACGTGCAGGTTTGACAGCCATGTCTACGACTGAAGCTAAAGCATCTATCACGTCATCATGTGCAGGGTTACGTGATGATAGTTCTTCTTCTAGTACTTGCGAGTTACCACCACGGTAGTGCCAGATACTCATGTTATCATACCGAGGTTCTAAGACAGCAGAGATACGTTCTTGCTTATTACCTTGACTTTTGTTAGGACGGAACTCGTCGATGCTTACGGCAAGTCCATGTTGCTTGATAAGTTCTTTAAGCTGTCGGACGATTGCCATTTGTGCAACAGTCGTTTCTGCTCTGAGTTTTCTGAAGGACCACTTGTTGGATAGGTGTAGGATGTGGTCGAAGTACTCAGATATTCTGTCAGTCCTGAATCTGTCGATGTCCAAGACGTAGATGTTGTTTTCTGCATCTATTCCTACCACTACAATAGCTGTGTAATCAGCACGTTTAGATAAACTAAAAGCAAAGTCCACCGCAGCGAAGACGTTGAGCCTACGATCTCTGTAATATGTGTATCCATTGTCCTCACGGATATGCTTACGGTCATAGTATTGGAACTTGTCAGGACTTACAGGTACGTTGTCAGGATCGGATGGATCGTTGTAGTACTGTGCTCTGAACTGACCTTTGTCTAAATACTGCCCACGTTTCTTAGCTAGAATCTTCATGTCAAAGCCGAACCACTTACCGTCCTTGCGTTGACTACGAGGCCATAGGAACTCACCAGTTCCGTCACCGTTATCTTCTACAGGTTTCTCGAAGATTTCATAGATGTTATCTTCGCCTACCTTTTCTCCCTTGTCGTCGTATTGATCCTCGACCATCTGCAACAAATCATTGTATAGATCAGCAGGATGGTAGCGTGTACCTACGACCCATTCTTTCGCATCAGCACCTTCGATAGACGAGAGAAGAGAGTATTGACTTTTAACTTTATTGCGTCCTTCGCCTGTGTAAGCATTTTCGTACACAACGACATCGTCCAAGACAGCAATATCGCAATGAAGTCCTGTAAGTGACGTAGTAAGGCCACCAGTGAAGACCGAAGGGTCACGAACATTTTCTTTCCTCCGTAGTGGATGATCTAACATGATCTCTGAGTTAGTCCATCTGGTACGTTTACCTTCGTCTGGGTTTACATGATCAGGCCAGTACCGACGGTATATCTCAGAGGTAAGGATACCCTTGATAAACCCTAGTTGTTTCTCAGCAAGGTTAGCTGTGGCTGAAATGTACAGGATACGAAGAGTAGGGTTCTTAGTTAGTTCCCAAGCTACACGGTATGCAATAAGTCTTGACTTACCGTGGTCACGTGGGAAGAGAAGTAATTGGTGAGACTTAGAATCTTCACGTGTCCACCAGTTACATACGTCTTCATGGCATTGTCCTAGAACTTGTTCAGGAGCAACTAACTTGATGAAGGTCACCAAGTCAGTCTCTGCCGCCTGTTTAATTTGTTCTAGTGTTGCCATTAAGGTTTAGTGGGCCAACTATCAGGGTTTAAGTCAGGCCATAGTTCATGCGTAGTAATATCACGCAAAGCCTGACGGTAGTCTATTTCAGCTTGTGTCATTGTGCGGTCAGCTACAGCCCACCAATCAGTTTCTGCTAAGAGAGCGTCACGTGTTTGTCTGTGTACATAAGCTACTGTGTTGCGCTCTTTTTCTTGTTCACGAGTTAAAGCCATTTTAATACCTTATGTTATAGTTAATTTAGAGATATGCGCTGGGCTTTGATTATCCAGAAGCCTGATAGACATATAAGTTGTAACGTCTGAGTTAGGCGGCTTTACTGTAGTGTATCTTGGTTCAGAAGAACTACTACCACCAATACCAGTGAAAACCCAAGTCCACCCTTGTCCGTTCGTAGTGTATGCATAATATTCATATTGGCGGTTAATAAAGTATCCGTTTATTCCACTAATGGAGTAATTAGGGCCACTAGGAGAGTTTGTTGGTATGTTCCAAGTTACACCATCATTAGTTGAGTATTTACCCTCACTATTCATCCATATACCATTAGTCTTGGTAAAATTTGATCTTCCTGCATAAACGCCGTTAGTACTAACATTTGTATAAGACCAACCTGTTTTAAAATTTGTTGATCGTGTAAGATTATTACTACTATCCGTTAATATCATGGTGTTGCCTTGAACTTCACCTGAGTAAAAAGTCAAACCTGAGTGTATTTGTGACCAAGAAGCACCGTTGTTTGATGATCGGTATATTTTATCGTTTACTCCACAAAGAAAATAACCACCACCTGCCGATGTAACCCAGTTAGGATATGAACTATTTCCGAAGGGGTTATGCTCACTCCAACTAGACCCTCCGTTTGTTGTATAAAATAACCCACCGTAATAATCAGGAATAACAAACATAGCATTATTCCCACCGTCCCAAGCAAAGTGGGCGTTATACATATTATTGGTCCAAGCACTATCATTAGTACCTTGCCAGTTAAGAGCTTCTGTCCAACTCTGGCCGTAATTAGTACTTTTTAAAAGGCTTCTTCGACCACCATCACCTGACCGATACGTCGAAATATATGTATCTGTTCCTATAAAAAAGGCAAATGTTTCGGGAGAAACTTCGTGACCTGAAGGAAAACTGTTTTCCCAGAAGAAATAATTTTCGAGCGGCCCATCAAGTTCACCTGCTGATCCACCCCCTACACCTGCCGCATTAATAGCCGCCGCTGTAGTAGCATCAATGCTTGAAATGTTATTTAGGTTTCTACTGTTATCGATAACCGTAGTGCCGTTTACCTGTATAGCCATCTTCGTATTCCTCTACTATTAGCTAATTGTTTGATTTGTATTTACGTTGCCGACTACGTCTAGGTTACCAGAAGAGTCTAGTTTCATCAAGTTTGTACCGCCTGTTGAAAAGTATAAAGCACCACCACTTTCTGTAACTGTCCAGTTATTAATCGTCAAAGTTGTAGAAGCGTCTACAGTAGTGCCTGTAACTGTTGTACCTGTAATACTTGTAAGAACTAGAGGATCAGGAACACCGCTTGAAGTTTCCAAGGCAAGAGCATGACCACCTGCTGTAGTTCCGTCGTGGACAACGATAGTGTTCTTATCGGTATCGACTGTAACTTCTCTTAAAGCACCTGTAAAGGTAGAGTGTTCAGCCGTTGTACCGCCACGGAGTTTTAGCTGTGTAGCCATTCTTACTCTCCTAGCTTTTCTTTAAGTGCGTCGATCTGCACTTGTTGTTCTTTGATGGCTTCGATCAGGACAGCCACGATGTTTGCGTAGCTGACTGTCTTAACGTCATCCTCTTTATTGTGTTCAACTAACTCAGGAAGAACTTGCTCAACCTCTTGAGCGATTAGACCGATTGTTGATTTGCCGCTGTCTTTCCAATCGAAGCTGACACCACGCATAGCCTTAATCTTGTCCAGAGAGTTCTCTAGGGTAACTACATTTTCTTTCAGCTTGATGTCTGAGGTAGTGTTGAAGTTACCAGCTTGCATTGTGCCGCCAGTTAAAACACCTTTGTTACCATAAGAGCGTACCCATGTGGTGTCTTGCATATAGATGCCGCCATTGTAGGTTTCGCTATACCAACCTGTCGCCCCAGTGGAACGCCACCAGTCATCAGAATAACCTGCGCTACAAGTCATGTTATTGCTGTAGCTGTTAGCGTGATAACCTGCACCGTTAGTTAATTGGTTGTTGTTGGTGATATAGTTAGCGTTTGTTGCACCAGTATACCCAAGGTCAGCTAGGGTCATTGTCTTAGAACCAAGACCTGTGACGTGACCGTATGTGTCTACTGTTACATCTTGAATAACTGTAGCACCGCTGTTGTTTACACTTGCTTGAGAAGACGTATCAGCGTGGCTTAGTGTTACGTTACCTGTACCGCCACCTGTCAGACCTGAACCAGCGGTAATTGTCTGGTCGTCTTTAGCGTTAGCCTCAATGCCATCTAGCTTCGCACCGTCTGCCGAAACATCACGTCCATCGAAAGTTTGACCTGCTACAAAGTTGATAGCACCTGTCATAGTACCGCCAGATAGGTTCAACTTTGTTGACAAGTCTACTGTTGACCATGCGTAGTCTGAACCGTTCCAACCTAGGTATTGACCAGAGGATGCGCCTGAGACATTGATATGTGCGTCAACTAATGGCTCTACGTTAGCTGCGTCAGTAACATCTGCACCAGCTTCGATGCCATCTAGTTTAGTACCATCAGCCGCTACGTCACGTCCATCTACAGTACCTGATACTGTAATGTTGTTGAAGGTAGGGCTTGCTGTAGTGCGGATGTCTTGTACCGTGTCGAAGGTAGTACCTGTAAGTGTTAGGCTGTCTCCTGCACCGTATACTGCTGTCTCAGCAATAACTGTGAATGTAATAGCGGTAGTACCGAAAGTAATCGCACCACTGGTGTTCATCACATATAGTTCACCAGCACCTGTCGCACCTTCTTTAACAAAGAAAGCGTCACCTTCACCGAAAGCATCTGGGTCTGATACACCATAGCTGTCTGCGTCTGTAGCACGTGTAAGTACCCATGCTGTAGAGCCATCACCTACGGTAGTTACTGTATAGATACCGTTATGTGCTGCGTTAGTTTGTTGGTAAACAAGTACACGGTCATTGAGGCTAAGGGTAACACCGTCAATAGTAATCGCT